TATATTGTGTTAGAGGAGAAACTGTTTGTATAAGTTTAGTAAAATGTTCAAATCCCATTTCACTTGGGTCTTTCCCTTGAAGTTCAACCAGGTAAACTTCCTTTCCAATATCCAAAAGTTGTTCACAAAATCCAAGGGCTTGTTTAATAGCATCGTTATCTAATGCAATATATATTTTTTGTACTTTAGATTCAACTAACTTTTTCATTAGAGATGGTTGAATGTTTTTTCCAAATAATGGAATAACATTTCGCTTTATAGCTAAAGCATCAAAAGGTCCTTCACATAATATAATAGGTAAGTTCCAATTAATAAATAATTCGAACGCAATTATATCGCGAGATACTTCAGGGTTGCGGTATTTGGTATAAGGATCTTTCTCAAATGATCTCGCGGTGAAATAATTTAATTTACCGTTATCATCATATGATGGAATAACAATCATATTAGCATACTGGCCTGAAGCACAATATCCAATATTATATTTTAAAATGTCTTGTTTTGAGATGTTTCTTTTCTTAAGATAAGAAAGAGCATGTTTAGATGTATTGTTTGGGGTGTTAAGAAATGTTTTGAATTCTTTAGGGAGCTCTAAAATTGTTTGTTTTACTTCTCCAATATCTTCAGAGGAAACATTTTTAACTAATTTACTTAATTCTTGGAAATAATTAGCATCAACTTTAACTTGTTTGAATAAACTTTTTATAGTTTTACCTTTTTTACCACAAGTCCAACATGCCCATTGATTTATACCTTCTTTATTTTCTGTAAAATTAACTTCTAGTTTTGGTTTATGATGATGACAAAATGGGCAAGTATATGCTTGATTTCCACGAGCAGTACGTTTACCTGTTCCTAAAACCGAATTTACCAAATTGACTAATAGTTCATTTACCATATTTTAAGTATATGAATTTAATCTATGGAAGCAAAATCTTTTGTGAAAAATTTACCTAGAATGTTATCGTTTATCCATTCATCAGGTTTTTCTAAAACACCCAGTTGAAATAAATATTTACATTCATAATATGTTAATAACTTTTTATTTGGAGCTAAATATAAAATTTTACGTATAAAATCTTTTTGTTTACCTTGTTTAATCAATTCAACTATAGGTTTAGCAGAACCATAATATGTTTTCCAATCTGATTCTTTTTGGATAGTTGTAGTTAATGATTTACGTCCTCTAGTTACAGGTTGTTCAGCTAATTCTTTTTTAGTTAATTTTTTCTTTACATTATGGTATAAAGATTTTTTACCTAAATATGATTTACCTGAGGGTTCATGGATTGAGATATATACAAATCCGAATGTTCCTTCTGGGAAATCTTCTATTGATTCTATTCTTTTATTTTTGTATAACCAATTTTCCATAAAAATTTTATAAATCTAGATTAACTAATATTGAGGTATCTGTTACAGATGAAAGTGGGAGTGGTTGGGCTAATTTAGCAACAGCCAAAAGTTCTTTGTTATTATTATATAATCCTATTGTTGTAACATATGGGTTAAAATATGAACCAGTTGCAAAACTTGAGATAATTCCACTGTTTGAACTACCTGAGATAAGACTTGGGTTTTGTGAAAAATTAAATTCGTTTTCACGAATTGTACATTTGTATTGTGATTCATATACTGTTATTGTACTATCAAAAGAACAAGTTAAATTAGAACTATTTATAAAATCTTCAATGAATGTTATATCTCCGGTACCATAAGTTCCACCTTCATAATTAATATAACCATAACCATCTTGTCCAGGAATACCATCATTAGTTAAAATAACCATTCCATGTTCATAAATTATATCTCCAGCTTTTAATGAGCCTGTAAGTATATTTCCTTCACCATCATCATATAATGTATTGGTACCATTAGATAAAGTAAAACTTCCAGGTTTAACATATTCTCCAAATATATTTGAAGGGATTGATATTACTCCAATAACATCACCTGATCCTGTTGGGAAATATCTGTTAGCAGGTAATGTATTTGATAAATAATTATAATAATTAGGTTCATATAATGGTCCTGTTATAGTACCATCAGGGTTAAATGAAGCAGTATTTGCAGGAGAACCATCATCTCCATAGAGAAAATTTGTATAATATAATTCTCTAACAGAACGATATATTAAATATTTATCTTGAATTAAAATGTCTCCAGTTGGGTTAGAACCAGAAACCCAAAGTGTTGGGTCTATATTTTCTCCAATAAATTTATCTATACCTGATCCAGTTAAAGCAGCAGTATTACTAAAAGTAAATGTTTTATTTACCTTAAAGGGCGATACAATTATATCCGAGGTGATAAATGATTTGAATATACTCATTCATTCTTAAAAATCAAGTTTTACTCTAACAAGAGATTCTTTTGTAAAGTCTTTAACTAATGGTCTTGACAATTTAGCCACAGCTAACAATTCATTACTGTCGTTATATAGTCCTACAGTTGTAATATATGTCTGAGGATTATTTATAAAGCTACTATAAATTACTTCTCCAGTTGAGCCTGAAATGAATGATGGGTTTTCTGAGTAGTTGAATTCACTATTTCTTGATCTAATGAAGATATAATCAGAAGTAATAGTTTCTTGGGAGTTGATTGTAAATGATTTACCTAAATTAATAGAATTAAAAAGTCTTCTATTGTTAAATCCATCAGAGTTATTTGATCTACTAGGAGCAACTTGGATTGATTGAGAAATAGCGTATGGATTAAGTAAAATTACTCCTAAATCAGGGAATACTAAACCATATGAACCTGATCCTGCTACATACCCACTATTAGCTAATGAACCTGCTGTACCATTTGAACCTGAGATTAATTGGAAAACTCTAGTTGAGCCAATAAATGTATTTACTAAGACATCATTAGAATTATCTGTTAATTGGATTCTACCTCCTGAACCTGATAGGGTTAAATTTAGGGAACCAGGGAATAAGGATTCTTTATAACGAGCTCTTTCAAAATTTAAAGCCCAAAAATATGAACCTGTTACAACATTATTTCCAGTACCAAATGTAAAATTAGCATTTTCATCTTCTAAAATTAATGTTCTATATTGACCATATAATGTTTTAGTAGGTGAATTATATATGGAACTATTATATAAGGTACTACCACTTCCTAAAGAATCACAATACGCTATATCAAATTGAACAGCAGCTATATCTTCAGTTGAAGCCGTTTGATATACACTTAAATAATAATTCCCAGCAGACCCGGCTTCTTGGATTGAAGAAGTATAAAATTCAGTTAATGTTGGAGTGCCTGTAGACCAAAGGGTAGCTGTGATTGAATCACTACTTACTACAAAATCTTCAGCATCTAATCTTTTAAAGCTCATTTTTTATTTTTTAGTTTGTTTTATTAATTGTAACCGGGATAGTGATTCTAGCTCCACTATCCAACCCAACAACTGTTAATGTAGCAGATAATTGAGTATTATTTCCAAACAATGTGTTTACAGTAGTTGCTCTTAAGTTAATTTGAGTCCCTGTTACTGTTGTTGAAACATTAGTTCCTAAGGTTGTTGTTGAATTAGCTGTTAATGCTGCTGTTGTATTAATACCTACCCCATTAAATGTACTCATTAAACGAACATCTGAAATGGTAGCTGAGTATCCACTAGTTTCATATGCCGTGGCATTGCCTAGGTAATTTAAGGTTTGAGGGGTAATTGATAATGAAGCTCCTTGTTGTAAAGAAATAGCTGAATATCCCAAATCTAAAACTGGTAGTTTAGCTGTTCCACGAGGTAAGGTAGCTAATTTATATTTCATAATTTGGGTTTCTTGAGGAAATGCTTCTAATAAAGGCATATTTTCAATAGCTTCTCCATAAAATGCAGAACCTGATGGGTGTGTAGGATTATATAATGTATAATCAATTTCATCATCAGCTAATGAAAATTGAGTAATTCGAAATGAACCATCATTTTTAGCTAATAATTCTCTACCTTTTGTTGTTAAAATCGCGTCAACTGTTACGACTTGGTTATTTAAATATCCCATGTTTTATTTTGTTATAAATATATTATACTAATAAATATTATTAAAGCAAACCTTTATTTGTAAGGTCTGTAATGTATTTGTCTATTTTTGAGTTTAATTCAGGATTTAGATATTGAGGTCTAATTATATATGGCCCATCAGCATTACCAGGTTTTAATCCTTCAAATATAATTGCACTAGCATCATCAACATATCTTCTAATTAAAAATTGATTATAATCAACTCCTGTTGAAGGTAATGTATTATCTACTGATATCCATAATTGGGGGCCTCCAAAATCTACAATACCTGCTTCTTTTACCATCCATACTCTATCTTCTCTACCTTCAAATCTAAATTCATCACCTGGTTTTAAACCCCAAGGGGTATTAAATGGGAAAAATCCTGAATCTGGGATATCTTCTTGGTAAATGTTATTTGTGTTAAAATATTCTATTAATGTTGAATTAGTAGTATATAAAAGATTACTACTTCCTCTTAACCATAAACCAACAGTTGATATAGTTGAATCAGGTGTTGGTGATTGGGTCACAATGAATTTAGATGTTGATTCATAAAATACATTTGTATGTCCAGAATTTACTTCTATAGTATATTCATCATTAGCTACTAAATCTTGAAAAGGAATAGTAACTGAAAAATTCATGTTATAATTTTGATATCCTGCGGGAATAAATCCAGTACCATTTACACCAACTGGGGTTCCTATGAATGCTCCTGTGGTTTTGTTTCTAAATTGGGCATATGCTGTTGATATGAATGAATTATTATTTGTAATTTTTAATTCAGCATTTAATATAATATCTACCCCTTCACTAATCATTCCTGAGGTGATTTTATATCTATAATTTCCAGAAACTAAACTTAAAGCTGAGTTTGAACCTGAGGATACAATAGTGGGCATTTCAACTTCATTCCACCCATTACCCCCCATATCGTGGTAAGTTGAAGGTTTTACTGTAGTTTGAAAATTTGAAGTTACATTTCCTGG